TGATTCACTTCGCTGGCCTCGTGGCCGTAGCGGACTCGTTCCTAGTCCCAGAACGGTATTTCAATGTCAATGTTGGTCAGTCCGTATCATTACTCGCTCACCTTTTGGAGCGTGGAGTCAACCGGCTTATCTTCTCCTCGTCTGCCGCCGTTTACGATGCGCACGATGGCCCCCTGAACGAGCGAGACGCGGTGCTACCCGTCAGCCCGTATGGAGAGTCCAAAAAGATGTTCGAGGACGCTCTACGTTGGGTCGAGGCATCAACTTCTCTCCGATACGTGGCCCTTCGCTACTTCAATGCGGCGGGGTGTTTGGGGGAATTCTACGAAAACCACGAGCCCGAGACTCACTTAATACCAAGAGCGTTGGAAGCGGTGAAACACGACAGCGAGTTCACGATCTTTGGGGGTGAGTACCCGACTAAGGACGGGACGTGCGTTCGGGACTACGTGCACGTGAACGATGTGGCAAGGGCGCATCTAGCCGCTCTGGATTATCTCGATACGGGCAGGAGTCTCGTCGTGAATGTGGGGTCGGGCCGAGGAACCACGAACCGAGAGGTCGTCGAGATGGTTGAGCAGGTGACCGGCAAGAGAATGAGGGTGCGGTACGGCTCGCCTAGACTCGGTGATCCTGCTCGTTTGGTGGCCGACATCAGTACGGCTAAGAGCGCCCTTAACTGGCAACCTGTCGAGTCTGATCTGCGCACGATTATCGAGGACGCTTGGCGCGGACATTAACGGTAGAATGAACGACGATACGCTAGAACCATGAGCAATAGAAACGCCGACCTCGAACTCATAGAAAAAGAGCGCAACGTATTGGAGATGCGACGCGCTGGGGCTACCTATGAGGAGATCGCAAAGGCCACAGGCTACGCGACTGCGCAGGGGGCATATCTGGCCTACGGCCGAGCGTTAAAGCGAACCCTCAACAACGCAGGTGCGCAGGAGGCTCGCGAGATGGAACTCGACCGCCTCGACCGACTTCAGCGAACGTGGTGGCCAAAAGCAATTGCGGGGGATGAGAGAGCGACCGACCGCGTTCTAAAGATCATGGAGCACCGGGCAAAATACTTAGGACTATACGCACCGGCAAAGGTACAAATGGAGGCCGTCGTATATGACGCAGGAACCATCGAGGGAGAGGTCCAGCGACTCCGACTCCTACTTGCAACAGATAGCGGCGAGCAGGGTGTTTTGGGAGTCGACGCAGGCGAGGCCTGAGCAACTTCCTAACGACAGTAACGACTGGATCGTTTGGCTATATCTGGCCGGACGTGGTGCGGGGAAGACTCGAACCGCCGCAGAATGGGTGGCGTGGCAAGCGATTAAGTACCCCGGCACTCGTTGGGCGGTAGTGGCCGCGACGTTTGGAGACGTACGAGACACGTGTGCGGAAGGTGAGTCCGGCATCATCTCGATTTTGCGCCGGTATGGAGTCCTGAAGCATTACAACCGCTCTATGGGTGAGATCCGCCTCGACAATGGCTCACTCATAAAGATGTTCTCGGCCGACGAACCTGATCGACTCCGAGGGCCCCAGTTTCATGGTGCGTGGTGTGATGAGTTGGCCGCATGGCGCTACCCTGACACGTACGACCAACTTCAGTTCACGTTGCGTTTGGGAACGAACCCGCAGACGATAATCACGACGACTCCTCGGCCCACAATGCTCATCAAGGATCTGGTGAATAGAGACGATGGAACTGTGCGCGTGGTCCGTGGCTCGACCTTCGATAACGCTAAAAACCTCGCCCCCGCCGCGCTCGCTCAATTGCGTAGTCGGTATGAGGGGACTCGACTCGGCCGTCAGGAACTCGAAGCGGAGATTTTGGAAGATGTGCCGGGGGCCCTGTGGACTCTAAAGATGATCGAACAGGCCCGCGTAAAGACGGTTCCGGAGATGGCTCGCGTGGTCGTGGCTATCGACCCTGCGGCAACTTCCAACGAGAACTCAGACGAAACTGGAATCGTTGTCGTCGGTCGTGGTGTCGATGGGAGGGGCTACGTACTGGCGGACCGAACGTGCAAACTTACGCCTGCGGGGTGGGCCCGCCAAGCGATCGAAGCGTATGACGAATTCCAAGCCTCGCGCATTATTGGCGAAACGAATATGGGTGGAGACATGATCGAGACAATTATCCATCAGATCCGACCAAACATCCCCTATCGAGGAGTCGTGGCCAAGAGGGGTAAGACGTTGCGAGCCGAGCCGATTAGCGCCCTGTATGAGCAGGGACGTGTAAGTCACTGCGGTTTCTTCCCTGAACTTGAAACGCAGATGACTACGTGGGTCGCTGGGGAGTCTGATTTCAGTCCCGACCGCCTCGACGCTATGGTTCACGGTCTTACTTCTTTGAACATTGGAAGCGAGGCCTTCGCCGATAGGTACTTCGCGCTCATCGCTCCTCCGTGCCCATCCTGTAATCTCCCGAACGACTCGAAGGCGACGACGTGCGTCGGTTGCGGTGCCCGGCTACAATAAACGCTAATCGTCAGAAGGGTGACAAGTGGCGCTGTTTGGTCGCAAAAATAAGAACGATGCACTCGTCGAGCGTCTTGTCGCTGAACTGCAAAAGGCGAACAGCATGGCCGCTACTCCTTACGGGGGATCTGGTTATGCGACTGCGACTGCGGCCCAGCCCTCGCAGATGCAGACGAGTGGAGGACAGGGGTTAATCCAAACGCCCGGTCGTCAGGCCAACCCCCTGCCTCGCCCCGCTACTGATTTTGGCTCGCAACTTGGTCCGGCCGCCCCGTTTCTCCCTGCCCCGCTCGACCCTGTTTTTGATGAGTCGGGCCGAGCCCTTCCTCGACTGTGGGAGTACCCCGTCGCATGGAACCTTGACCTAAACCAGCGCACAACGCCGTGGACTGTTTTGCGTGCGATGGCCGACCAGATCGACATCATCCACCGCGCTATCGAAATTAAGATCGCCGAGATTACAAAGATGAGTTGGTCGTTCGAGATCGAGGATGCGACTATCGCCTCGATTATGGCCGAGAACAACTGCTCGCATGCGAAGGCCGCAAAGATCGCTCGCGATGAGTACGCCGACAAGGTAGTTGAGTTGCGCGAGTTTTGGGAGAACCCTTACCCCCAACTCGGCCGCTCGTTTACTGAATGGATGACCGAATTCCTTTGGCAACATTTCGTCTTTGATGGAACGCCGGTCTACCCTCGCTACAACCTCGGCAAGAAGGTGACGGGATTCGAGATCGTCGACTCACCAACGATTAAGGTCCTGCTCGATAATCGTGGTGCCATGCCCGAGCCCCCTTCCCCTGCCTTCCAGCAGATCCTTTGGGGTTTTCCGCGTGGCGAATACCAGTACACGCCAAACAACGATGGTGAGTTTTTTAACGCCCCGGGTAAGGGGAATGAGTACCTACGCGACCAGTTGGCCTACTTCGTGCGCAACCGTCGTACGTGGAGTCCGTACGGATTTAGTTGCGTGGAGGAGTCCGTTCCGGCCGCGACCCTGTATCTCGAACGTCAGCAGTGGATGAAATCGGAATACAAGGACGGGGCAACTCCGATGGCGTTCTTTGAGACCGACTCGGATGAGATGGAACCGAACCACCTCGCCGCGTGGGAACGTGTCTTTAACGACCGGACCGTTGGATCTACTTCCGAGCGTCATCGTATGAAGGTTCTCCCCCGAGGGTTCAAGCCCGTGTTCGCCCCGACCATTGACGAGCGATACAAGAATGAGTACGACGAATTTTTGATCATGCGCATCGCAACCGTTTTTGGAGTTGCGCCCTCGGCTCTCGGTATCGTTCCGCGAAGTGGCCTCGGTGGATCTGGTGAGCGTAAGGGAGAAGCGCAGGCGGCCCTGACTACTTCCCAGCGCCCACTCGAAGCGTTCCTCATTGAGACGATCAACACTCTCAGCCGCCGTTTCTTGGGTGCGAATAAGAACATCACTTTTTCGTTCGATGATGACGACAGCGACGCACAAGCGATGGCTACGAAGGCTCAGGCGTTTCAGGTGTCTCTCACTTCCGGCCAAATGACGATGAATGATGTGCGTGGCGAACTGGGCATGCCCCTGTACGACATGCCCGAAGCAGACGAGCCGTTCATCCTTGCGGGCAACACTGTTCAGTTTCTTACTGGTCTGCTCGGACAACAGCAAACTTCTATGGAGGCCCCGACTAATGACGACGAAACGAGCGACACACCACGCGAAGACAGCGAAGGCAAAAAAGAGTCGCCCCAGCCTGAAGGCAAAGCGCCGCAAACTTCGGTAGAAGTTGCCGCCGAATTAAAGGCCTTCAACAAGTACGTTGCGACTCGACTGCGTAAAGGTGCTACGTTTCGCGATTTCCAATTCAAAACGATTAATGAGGACGATGCGTATTGCCTAAACCAAGACGCACAAGCCGTAGTGAAGGGTGAGACGTATACGCCACCGAAGGGAGTTCAGTCGGCGGCACAGCGTGCTCTCGACTGGATCGCTGACGGCAAGGCGGGGTCTGGTTTTACTGATGTTGGCCGCAAAAGGGCTAGCGACCTCGCTCGTGGGGCTGGTGTTTCGATGGCAACTGTGCGTCGAATGAAAGCGTACTTCGATCGTCATCAGGGCGATAAGGATGCGGAAGGGTTCTCGTCTGGTGAGGATGGCTACCCGTCGCCCGGTCGTGTGGCGTGGGATGCGTGGGGAGGAGATGCGGGCTACTCGTGGGTCCGTGGCATCGCAGGAGAGGACAAGGCGGCGACTGCCGACGATATCCCAAAAGGCGTTTTAACTACTAAGGCCCCCGTGGAGGATCTGCCCGGCATGCGGCAGAAACTCCTCATCGAGAACTACTACGAGCCGCTTATTGTCGAGGCCTTACTCGATAGCGTGTCGGGCATTGACGAAGCGATCGCCGCAGGGATGAAGAAGGCCGGAGAGAAGGCCGCAGGAGACATCGCCATCGCTGTTCGTACTGCGTTGAAGTGGAGTGCGACCCCACTGAAAAAAACTATTCGGAATGTGTATCTCGACGGGGGCTACGTTGGAACTGCTTACGCTGTGAGGGACCTCGGCAACGATGCGAAACTGGGGACGACCCTTGCGGATGCGGCAGTCAAGTTCGACTGGGCAACGTGGGCCCCGGGCGACCCTATTGCGGCAAACCTTTTGGAAGATGGAGGGATGCGCTCGATGTTGGACGATCTCGGCATAACGATTCAGGGCATCGGCGAGACGACGTTGGATCGTATCGGCAACAACATCGCTGGAGGAATTGCCTCGGGGATGGGGTCGAAGGACATCGGTACTGCGATTCGTGCCCTCGTTGGAGACAAGCAACGGGCGCAGATGATCGCGATAACTGAAACCAACCGAGCCTTTAATCAGGCGAGCGTAGATCAGTACGTCGCGGCTGGTCG